GCGAGCCAACGGCGATAGATACTGTCAGACTTGGCGCCCACTTCGCTGGCTCTATCGTCCACACGTCCGTGCAAACACGCTTTGGCGCTATCACTAAGAACCGGCGTATTCTGCCCGTGTCGAGCGCCTCCTTCATGGCGGTTAGCGTTATCGCTGTTTTGCCTGCCCCCACTGGGGCGAGAATCATCCCCTTGTCTATGTTGCTCAAAAAAGCAACCGCTTCTATCTGATTGGGTCTTAGCATTGATAAATTTCCATCTTAAGTACGCCGTTTTGGGGTGGTCTGCCATCATTGGTATGGAGCAACACGGGGTGTAGCATATCCACACCCCCTTCATTGTTTTGAGCTTTGGTTTCATCTATCCCGCCAAGGCAGCACAATGTCGCTTACCTTCAGGGGGATAAACGGCACAGTGTCTAACCATTTGAGCAAATTCATGTAGTTTTCCATATCTTCGCCACGAAGGCCTTTAATGGTTGGGTCTTGGTCTACTGGGTAACTTTTAAACGCATACATAGAAATTCTCCAATTTGATTAGTCTGTCTAAATACCATCTTGCTTTGCGTAAATCTTCAACACCGCCTTTTTCTCTAAAGCGCCATTGATACTTAAAAACATTACCGCGCAAATACCCTCTGAATTCATCTTGCGTAAGCATAGCTTCCATCGCGTCAATGCACTGCATCTTGTCGCCTTGATAATGCGCTGGCGCGTTTACGCTATCGCTCTCATGTACACTGTCACCTCTTAACATAGCGTCATCTCCCAACGTTTAGGCACTAAATAGTGCGTTCTTAGAAATTCCATAAAATGCTCATTGCGACGTCTACCCATTGGGCGTTTAGGTTTGCTTCTGGTTTCTTCGTCACGTTGTTTTTTAGCCATCAATTTAGCGCAGTTTGCTTCCAGTAAACTTTTACGAAAATACGCGCGAGAGTATCCATTTTCTATTCGACGAATAAACGGTTCTCCGCGCATGAGCGCAGACACGCTAGGGTAGCGCAAATCGTTTTCATCACAGAAGTCAATCATGGTCATCTCATCTTCACCTGCTTTAATAACCTTGATGTTACTAATGCTTAAGTTGCACGGGTTGCCGTCTAAATACTCTACTGCGTCAGTATGCTTCGGATACCATCCATAAGCTAAAAACACGGCAATTTTCCACGCTAGAAAGTAGGAGTGCATACCACTTTTCTTGACGTTAATGGTGGCATTTTTGTTTTTCCAGTTAAGCGCGGCAGGCGTATTTGCGCCGCCTTTGAAGAAGTGTCCGGTGTTACTGTTGTATCGTATCGCGCTTCTTATAATCTCTAAATCTTTATCTTTCATTTCCACTTACCACGTCAAAAAATCGTACTCTGTCGTTCATCGATAGGTTGTTTAGCGCTTTGTATAGCTTGCGCGTTTCGCCGTTGTGCTGACGTACCAAGCGCCGGCATCTAGCACGAAAGCGTTGCTCGTTAAGCTCATTAATTAAGCCAAGCGTAAACACTTCGCTAGTAAATCTGTCTTTTAAGAAAGGGCTAAGCCCTATAAAAATCTGTGAAATGTTCATCTTTGGTGCCGTATATCGTTAAAAATGGGTCTTTGTTCTTTGCAACGGTCACACTCGCGGTAACCAAGGCTATTATATACGCGCCAGTGGTCATGTTTACAGTCTACCGCTGTTGGCGCAGGCGCTGCGGGTTGTACTGGCGTAATCAATAATGCCATAGCCATAACCCCGCCAGTATTAACCCAAGCGCATAAAATGTTAATGCTGCAATGTCGTCAATTTGCATTAGCCTTCCTCCAGTGCGCGAAGCATTAACTTTAACTGCTCGATTTCTTTGAGAAGTTGAAGTTTAATTTTCTTCAACTCCTTCTTGTTTTTTTGCGCCATTGTCAGGCGCTTGTATAATTCTTCTTTAGTCATTCTGTACCCTCTAAATTTTCTATCCAAAATGGCGCGGAATTATGTTGCTCAATTCTGTCTGCAATTACCGCTGCTCTCTGAGCTGCTGTAGCGGGTTTATAAATTCCAAATCTATCAAGTGACCCACAATTTACTGCGGCGTTAGTTGAATCTGCTGATGACAATGGCAGTTTAGTAAACACTTTAGGGTTAAGCATACGCAAACCGTGTAATTTACATTTAGGCATTCCCTTATCATCCGTAACAATCCTCATTACTTCTGACATTCTACCCCACCATTTTTTTGTGTTTGGTGTTGCATAATCTCCACTGCTACCTAACGCCACAATTTCAAAAGAATCAATAAGCCATTCAAGATATTCAAAAGACTCATGCAAATGCCACACAGGAACACCTTTTGCTTTTGTTCCTGTTCTAGTCCATTTTAGCACCCAGTTTTTGTTATCTTCTTCTGTGCCATCAATAATATCGGGGATTAATGCCCAGTCAAAAGATGGGTGGCGGCATAGCGATTGCGCCCATGCTAAATAAGCATCAAAGTCAATTGCGCCGTGACCTTTTTTCCAATGGCTAAACGCGCCATTATCTAGCACAAAAGATTGGCAAAACTCTAGCACCGCGCCAGTGTCATCTTGTCTTCCAAATGGGATTAAAGCGCGGCGGCCGACAAGAAATCGTGCTACGTCTTGACGTGTTCCGCCAATCGGTGTGCCGTGATAGTGAATCATTTTGACACCATATTACCTTGCACATCGCGCGTCATTTCATAAACGCCATACACTTTGCCGTCACGAAACATAAATTCGCCAATGTTAGTCTTGATGATTGTTTGCTTGTGTTTGTTATCTACATAGTTTGTTACCAGTGAAGTAACTAATGCTATTAATAATAACCCTGCTGATAACCAACCTAAATATTCATCTTTCATTTTCCATTCCCTCTAATGCCAAGTCTAAGTCTGGCTTTGTCTAAGTCTTTAACGCGCCACAAAAATGAGGGTGCGCCCGCTTCACATACGCGTGTGCTGCCAGCAGGATATATCCCCATCTTAGCAATGTGGTAGTCTATGCTCGTGCGGCTAACTTTATGTGCCGCGCAGTAGGCTTTTAAGGTTATTTCAGTCACCATCTGCTCCAATGCCGTGCGTTTTTTCAGCAAATAGAACGCCCCTTATAAAAGCAGCACATTCCATAGGATTTTCAGGCAAGTTATCCCAAATCGCATCTTCACTCAAAGGCTTACGATTTAAATCACGCTCTGCTGCTGCGTAACCTCTTTGATACATTTCGCGTGCCGTCTGCGGTGGTTGTTTTTCGTTCCATTTATGGAGCATTTCCAACATAGCACATGGCCATTCAACATTTACTTCTTCTTCAATAATTAAAAGTATTTCTTTAAGTTGTTCTTTTGTTAATAAACTCATTGTACTGTCCCCGTTGCACTATCATTGCAAATTGCGCCAATAATGCGCGTCGGGCGTTTGAATAATTGATATGCGCCTACTGCAAAGTTATATTCTTCCTTAGCATTGTTGCAAGCCGTCATGCTGTCATAGGGGATTACACTTGTAGTGTACGCAATCGTTTCGTGCGTAGTTGTTTTGCCGCGTTTGTCGATATTAGTATCGACGGTTAAGAATGACAATGTTAAAACTAACGATGCGCTCATCTCATCACCTGCTTCATAATTTTGCGTAAACGTGTAATTTCCGTTAGCGCATTGAGGTGCAAACGCGTCATAACTAAGAAGCAAAACAGCATAATAAGGTATGCCAAATTGCTTTCATCAAGGTATTGTAAAAATTCAATCATTTTTCTCTCTCCAGTTGTTAATTTCTTCTTTGCTCCAAAGACAAGCGTACTTTTGATTAAGTTTGCCCATGTCTGATGCAAAAACTTTTTGCAGTGCTGACAGCTTGCCACCTGCGGTTTTAAGCTCAATAAACCATGTACTGCCATTAGGTAAACACACGATTCTATCTGCCACTCCCCGACAAGCAGGGGAGGTGAACTTATATGATTTGCCGTCCATTTCTTTGACGACTTTTAGTAAGTATTTTTCGATGTCTTTTTCTAACATGGCTAAAGTTTATCACTGCAAACTTTTCTTTGCAAACTTTTTTTGATATACTGCAATCTCTTTAAACAATTAGAGGATTCAAAATGTTCGAATACGAAATAATGATTAAGAATTTAGAATACAGAGTTATTGAACTAGAAAAACGTACTCAATGTGGGGGAGGCAGTACGCTAACAGTCAGAAAGTGGCAACCTAAAGGTGGGGATTGGGTTATAGATATAGATGGACGTATTATGGAAAGTGTTAGCGATGAAATAATAATTTCATTTGGTGTAGTACGTCAAACAAAAGAACAAGCAAAACACGCAGCAGTTGAAATGCGCAGGTTTAATCGCCTGTTAGCATTGCGTGATGAGTTGTGCGGTGATGCTGTGGCAAACTGGACAGATAATGAATCTAATAAATGGATATTATATTTTGATAATAAAGATAATGAATGGACAACTGGTAAAAATCAATATATGCAATATGTTGGTGTTTACTTTGCAAATGAAGCATCAGCACAAAAGGCTTGCGATATGTTGAATTCTGGGGAGGTGGAGTTATGACCGCAGAACAATACATAAAACAGCAACAAGGTTATTTGCGCCAACTGTTGTGGTTGCTTAACGCCAGTAGAATTGGCGAATTACACATTTTAAAAGTAAAAGAGGATAAAAAATGAGCCATTCAAGTATCGCCGGCGGTAGCACCGCCAAACGTGTTATCGCCTGTCCAGCTAGCGTAAAATTGGTGCAACAAATGCCACCTAAGCCGTCATCATCGTTTGCCGATGAAGGTACACTTTGCCACCTTGCGATGGAGAAATTACTCACTGAAGATAACTTCAACATTTACAGCCTGTCTTACGCAGGTATTGATATGTCAACTGAGCTGGCAAAGGAAAAGATTGAGCCGGCGTTAGCGGCACTCGATGAAATTGACCCAACTAAGTCGATGGAATTTACCGTTGAAGCTAACGTTAGCTATGGCGACTTCTTGCCTGAAGTGTTTGGTAGCGTTGACCTCATTGGCAGATTAGGTGACCGAGCCGTCATATTAGACTGGAAGTTTGGCAGTGGCGTTAGTGTAGAAGTAGAGGAGAACGAGCAGCTCATGTTCTATGCCGCCGCCGCTATGCGCACAAAAGGGCTAGAATGGGTGTTTGATGGCGCGGCGTCTATCGAGCTTGTGATTGTTCAGCCTCCGTCCGTCAAGCGCTGGAAAACCACCTTTAAACGCATTAGAGAGTTTGAAAATACACTTAAGAAAGCTATCGATTTGTCTGAGGCGTCTGACGCGCCATTGTCGAGCGGTAAGCACTGCAAGTGGTGCGCAGCTAAACCAACTTGCCCGCTGATGACAGGTGAGGTAGATAGAGCGTTGCAGGCGTCGCTTGATAATATCGATGCAGATTCTATTGCAAACTATTTACAACAAGCGGAAATTCTGGAACAATGGATTACCGATTTGAGAGCATTAGCGTTTCAAATGCTCGAAGCGGGCAAACCTGTCCCTAATTACAAACTGGTTGCAAAACGTGGGACAAGAAAATGGACTAATGAATCAGAAGCAGTAGAATCGCTTTTGGCGCTTGGTTTAACAAATGATGACATCTATGACAGTAAATTAGTTTCACCGGCACAGGCAGAGAAGAAATTAAAGGCTCTGAAACTGCCTATGCCATCAGATGTTGTCGCAGTGGTATCTTCTGGCAGTACGATGGCGCACGAAAGTGACCCTCGCCCTACTGTCTTACTAATCGGGCAACAATTAACAAATGCCCTCAATAAACTTTAAAGGTAAATTAAAATGTCTAATGTAACCGTATTTGGCAACGCCAACCTTCCAGCAGTAAATTCAATCAGCAGCGCACTTCGCAACCTTCAAACCGACACCAGCACGGCTGGCGGCGTGACTATCCTTAAAATGGATAGAACAGGCCATTGGGTGTACGGCGCGTCAGAAACCGAAGTAGACAATGATTCTGTTTGGGCAGTTAATCCTTTTTCGTTCACGCATGGCTTTATTGCGTGGGGTGAAGGTGAAGTATTAGGTGAGAAAATGGTTAGCGTGACCGAGCCATTGCCACAAGTTGAGCCTGCGCCTGCCGCCGCTAAACGCGGTTGGGAAACGCAAGTGGGCTTTTCCCTCAAATGTATCGACGGTGAAGACAAAGGTGAAGAAGTACGTTATACAGTCACCAGCGTGGGCGGTAAACGCGCCGTGCAAACATTAGCAGTCAATATCGCTAATCAGGTAGAAACAGACCAAACTAAACCTGTTGCTGTTGTATCTCTTGGCAAAGAACATTATCAACATAAAGCCTACGGGCGTATCTACACGCCGATGTTTGACATCGTGGAGTGGATTAGCCTAGATGGTGAACCTGAAGACACACCCCAAGAAGTCATCGAAGATGACGCGCCTGCCACCCGCCGCAGACGCGCATAACCGATAAGGAGAAGGGCGGCTAAAAGGCCGCCTTTTTTTATGCCTATACTTTATATCGATTTTGAAACAAAAAGCGAATGTGATTTGCCTAAGCACGGCGTTTACAATTACGCGCAAGATTTGACCACTGACGTGCTGTGTATGTGCTACGCCTTTGATAACGGTGACGTGCAAACATGGACGCCTGATATGCCCTTCCCTAATGACGTGCGCAACTTCACGGGTCAGATACGGGCGCATAACGCCGCGTTTGAGCGGTTAATCTTTTGGTACGTTCTTCAAATAGACTTTAAGTTAGAGCAGTTTTACTGCACCGCTGTGCAAGCGAGAGCTAATTGTCTTCCCGGCAGTTTAGAAGATGTTGGTCGTGCTATCTCTAGCGAGATGCGCAAAGACCACCGTGGCAAAATGCTGGTTAAGCAGTGCTGCACTCCTCCTTTTAACACCAAGCTGTTGCCTGAGCTTATCGAGTATTGTCGCCAAGACGTGAGAACTATGCGAGCCGTGTCTACTGCACTGCGTCAGTTGACAAATGACGAGCTTGCAGACTATCACGTTAACGAGCGTATTAACGACGCGGGTGTTCTCGTGGACGTTGACTTGTGTCGCGCCGCAATGCGTTACGCCAGTGTTGAGCTTGAGGAAATCCAATCTCGCGTCGTGGAGCTTACGGACGGTGCAATTAAGTCTGTTCGTTCGCCTAAGATGCGTGAGTGGGTGCTTGAGCGTGTTGGTTCTGCGGCTCGTGAGTTGATGTGGAATGGTGAGAAGTATTCCATCGACAAAAGCGTTCGCGCTAATTTGCTGTTGATGGACGACCCTGAAGAAATCCCGTCGCACGTTGCGGAGGTTATACAATGCGCTGATGATTTGTGGGCGTCGTCCGTGGCGAAGTTTAGCCGTCTGCTTTCTCTTGCAGATTTTGAAGACCATCGTGTGCGTGGCGCGTTTGTGTTTAATGGTGGGTCAGCGACTGGTCGAGCGTCATCCTATGGTGCGCAGGTGCATAACTTCACGCGTAAATGCGCTAAAGAGCCACAGCGGGTGCGGGATGATATGGTCGTTGGGCGTGATATCGTTCCGGTGCATGGCAAGCGTGTGACGGACGTTCTCAAAGGTATGCTTCGCCCTGCGCTGACGCCTGCTATTGGAAACGTGTTCGTGGTAGCAGATTGGGCAGGCATTGAAGCGCGTGTGACGCCGTGGGCGAGTTTGCAGCATGGTAGTGAGGACGTGCTTGATGTGTTTCGCAGTGGTGAGGACATTTACGTTCGCGCCGCTGCTGGTATCTTTAACCGTCCGATGGATATGATAACGCCTGACCAACGTCAGATTGGTAAGGTGGCTATTCTGTCGTGTGGCTATATGGGCGGCGCGGGCGCGTTTGGCGCGATGGGTAAAGCCTATGGCATCTCACTGCCTGAAGCTGAGGCTAAACGTACCGTTGACGCGTGGCGTCGCAGTAACACTTGGGCGGTGCAGTATTGGGGTGAGCTTGAGCGAGCGTATATGTGCGCCATGCGCCATAAGGGTCGTGAGTTTACCGCTGGGCGCGTGACGTATCTGTTTGACGGTGTGAATTTGTGGTACGCCCTGCCGTCTGGTCGGGTGCTATGCTACCCGTCGGCATATATTGAAGATGGGTCGGTATCTTACGCTAAGGCGGCGTGGAAACCCGCTGCTGATGCAGTCGAATGGCCGCGAGCTAGGCTATGGGCTGGACTTGCTTGTGAGAATATTACACAGGCGATTGCAAATGATTTACTTCGTGACGCTTTGCGTCGAATCGAGCATAATGTCGTGCTTCATGTTCACGATGAAATCGTGCTAGAAGTGAAAAAAGAAGACGCGGCGACAGCCGCGCAAGACTTGGAAACGGTGATGTGTAGCGCCCCTGCATGGGCAGAAGGCTTACCTTTAGCCGTTGGTGTTTCAACATTAGAGAGATATGGAAAATGAATTTTATTACTTACTTGGAACGTATCGCGCCTGAAGGCGAGAGCGTCCTTCTAGTCAAACAAATAGCTAAAGATAACGGTCAGTTTGCATGGCCTGCTTACCTACCGGCAAAGTACGATGGCAAGGGGGCATGGTACGGCAATACCGCGTCGTTTATCACGTCACGTTTTAAAGATGGCAAACCGTCTGCGAGTGCGGGCAACTGCGAGTACGTCGCTTTCCTCGTGCTTGACGACATTGGCACCAAGAGTTTGCGCCCTCCTATCGAGCCGACATGGATAATGGAAACCTCACCGCAGAATTACCAGTGGGGCTACACGTTTGCTTTAGATGATATGCCCACTAAAGGTGAGTTTAGCGCCGCTATTAAAGCAATCGCTGACGCTGGTTACACTGACAGTGGCGCAATTAACCCCGTGCGTAATTTTCGCCTTCCTGCGTCGGTCAATTTGAAGCCTGACCGTGCGGCGTTCAAATCTATTCTTGTAGAGTTTCACCCTGAGCGTGAATTTACGCTTGACCAAATTTGCTCGGCGCTTGATGTTCACCCCGCTGACGCTGACACAGCGTTTGTTCGCCCAATGGCTATCATTGACACAGGCAACGATGAAGTGCTGGAGTGGTTGTCTTCTCGTGGCGATATTTTAGAGTCTGCTAACGCTGAGGGGTGGGTTGGGGTAGTTTGTCCAAATCACGCTGAGCATACCGATGGTCAGTTGATGGGCAGATACCACCCGCTTAACCGCGCTTACTGTTGCTTTCATGGCCACTGCTCGTCGTGGGACAGCCGTACTTACCTCGCATGGGTAGCTGAGATGGGTGGACCTAAGCACTCACATGGTCTTCGTGAAGAAATACTTGCAGAGGTCATGCACACCGCTATTGGCAAACTCGAACCGTCTGATATGTTCAGCACTGACGCGGCGGCTATCATTGCAGAAGTCGAGCAGAAGGAAATCGCGCGGCTTGAAAAGGCGGAGTGGTATCAACGCTTTGCTTACGTTATGTCAGACGATTCCTACTTTGATTTACAGAATCGTCGTGAATTCTCACGTCAGACGTTCAACGCCGTGTTTCGTCATGTGTCGTGCAAAAGTATTCACTCCGACCGTAAGATAGAGGCTGCCATGAGCTTTGACGAGAATCGTCAGGTGATGGGCGCTAGAGTGCTGGCAGGTATCACCTTTGCCGCTGGTGACTCGGTAATTGCTACGCGTGACGGTGAATTGTATGGTAACCGCTGGCGTGACGCCCGCCCAGATTCATCTCGTGGCGGAAATTTGGGCGGCAATATATCCTTGTGGCTTGACCACTGTAAATCGCTTGTTCCAGACGAGCGTGAGCTGGAACACATTTGGGATTACATGGCGTTCAAAGTGCAGAATCCACGCGTTAAGATTAACCACGCTATTCTTCACGCGGGCGGTCAAGGTATCGGTAAAGATACGATGTATGCGCCGTTCATTTACGCCGTGTGTGGACCGCACTTGCGCAATTACTCACTCATGTCTACTGACACCATTCAATCTGCGTGGGGGTACCATTTAGAAGCAGAGATTATTGTCATTAATGAGCTTAAAGAAGCAGACAGCGCCGCCCGTAGAATGCTAGCCAACAAACTTAAGCCTGTTATCGCCGCGCCCCCTGAGATGCTATCCGTTAACCGTAAAGGCCTTGCCCCGTACAATCTTGTGAACCGTCTTGCTGTGCTTGCGTTCTCTAATGACCGTGTACCGTTGTCACTTGAATCGGGCGACCGTCGCTGGTTTGCCACTTGGAGTACGGCGGAGCGTCTTGCGCCGCAATCGGCCACCGCTATATGGAAATGGTTTAATGACGGCGGTGGTTATGACCTTATCGCAAACTGGTTGTTCTTGCGTGATGTGTCTGCGTTCAACCCTGCTGCGCCTGCGCCTATGACGGACTTTAAAATGTCACTGGTGCAGAATAGTCTGTCCGCAGTTGAGTCGTCGCTTCTTGACATGATTACGCATCGCACGGGCGAGTTTGCGTCAGGTGTGATTGCCGCTCCCTTTCAAGCCATCTGTGAACGCGCTGCTATGTCGTTTGGCAGTAAACAATTTCCACCTGCTGCTTTGTTTCATGCACTTGAAGAAGCCGGTTGGGCGGATAAGGGAATGTGCAATTCGCGTTCGTCTAAGACTAAGAAACACATTTTCTGCGCGCCTGAGTTTGCGCACATGAGCAAGTCTGCGCTGCGTGATGTGGCAGAGCAAAAACCTGTTGCAAAAGTTGTAGCGATTAAGTAGACTAGTTGCAACAATTCTCTCTAATTGTTAGTTCATGTGTACTTAAAGTGTTCCCCAATTATCGGCTCGGATGATTGGGGAATTTTTTTATTGATAGTACGCGCATAACAGCGCACCTGTAATGGCCAGACGCTCAGAAATAGGAGACTTGGGATTGGCTGAAAGTACGCCAACGAATACTGAGATTACTATCATTTAGAAAAAATTTTGGCATTTGGTTTCGTGGCAAAAATTTGCAAATCGTTTCGTGGTAAATTTTTGACGTTCATTAGATTTGAAATCCTAGCCCCTACCAGAATTGAAATCCTGAGCCTTCATATATACGCGTTTCATCACGTTCACGCGTGATTTTACGCCCGCGCTTGTCATTGTATAGGGTGTTTTTATAGCCTTTATCGGCTTGCTATTCGATGATTGAATGTTAGGCAATGCTAGGGTATTGCTAAACTATTTATCGCAGCCTATAGGCTATTAACGCGCGTTAAATAATAGGCAATAAAAAAGGCTTGTTAAGGCCTTGCTATTGTTTCAGGCAATAAAAAAGGGCGGTTATTGGCCGCCCCTTGTTTAGCTTTCTAGTAATATCGCCAATATGGCGAACTTAATTAAAATCAAAAATATTATTATCATTTTGTTATCTCATGGCTGAAATAGAACTATCAGTTCGGCAACAAAAATTACAGTAAAAATTGCAACTGCTATGCTACCCATTACCACGTCATAAAAATTTTTCATAATCTCATCCCCATAATGATATTGGTTTGAAACGTATCACGATTAATTTGAATTAAACTTTCACGAAACGATAACATAATATTTTCGTCTTTATAGCATTCCAGCGCGTTAAGTAAATAACCAACGTCGATGCCCTCACTTGTTTTTGTGCCACTTGAATGAATGAATGGCACGGTTGCGAGCGTGTCGCCATGATGATTAAAAGCTAACGTCTTATCTGTAACAGTTAACATCACGCCTTGCAATTTGGGCGGTAAAAACGGCATAACGTCTTTTATCGCTTGTATTAACGCTTTTCTATTCACGTCAACATCACCCTTAATTGTCGTATTGAACACTTTTGAAAAATCAGGATAACGATGGTCAATTAACCGCGTTTCAATGATCCAGTCTTCGCCGGTAAATTTGGCGT